CCGCGCCCCGATCGAGGCTTCACAAATGCGGTTCTCGCCGCAAGTCGTGCTCTGGATCCTGATGGCGGTTGGCTCAGTGGTCGCAGGGCCATGGTTCATGAATCAGGGGCTCCGCAACGATGTGGCGACGATTCTGACGACGATGAAGACGCAGCAAGAGATTGCGGATAGGTCGGACAAGCAGCGCGCCCAAGACATCGACGAATTGAAAAAGGCCCAGACCCTGCATGGGATTCAGATCAACAATCTCCGCGAAGACATGATCGCGATCAAAAGCAAAGGAGTGCGGTAAATGCCGGACGATGAACAGGAAGTGAACTGCGCGCTTGGGATCTGCTGCGGAGGGACGGATGGCAAACAACAGCGGGCGTTCGCCAGTTGGATCCGCAAGCATACCAGCGCCCTATCGAGCAATGACGCGCTGGCGGTGTCTACGGCGATTCTGGCCGGATGGGATCTTGCCCCGAAGGATTCGCTGTTGCAGTTGAAGCAGGAAATCGCGGCGTATGCGCGTGGCTTTCCCTATGAAGAGCACTGATGCCTGATGACCCCGTGGCCGCCACGACGACCGCCGAACAGGACCGTCATGCCTTGGGCCAACGTCGAACCAACATTTTGTGGGAAGTGACACAATCGCTCATTGCGATCTCGGTGGTCATGACTGTGCTCTTTGTCAACGCGAAAGTGGCCTTAACGCTGGGAACGCCTGAAATTCCGCATGATTCGGCCTCGTCGTCTGGACTGATGCAGTTAAACGTCGTCGGCGCGCTCGTCATCGGCTTTTACTTTGGCCGCACGAACCATCAACGGACTGGCGGCATCGGCGGCGAAACCGCTGGCGCACGCTAACAGGAGCAACGGCATGGTCAACACGCATTTCATTCTGCTCGTCTTCGCGTTCGTGTTCTTCGTGCTTGGCGCGTTGCCGTATCCGCCGTCTGAGCCGTATTGGAACCGGCTGATCGCGGCAGGACTGGCTTGTTGGGTCGCTTCGCTGCTGTTCTGAGGGGCCATGAAGATTTACTACGCGGACAAGCCCGCCCTCTGCGGCACGGTGGACGAGTGGCTGGAAGGCGAAACCTGGCCTGTGGGGAACAACACGTTCGGGATCAAGTTGGACGATGGCAAGTTCCTCTCGGTGCAGCCGGACGCGAGTTATGAGGAGCGCGATACGGTCAACGGCAGTTACGAGATGTTCACCCTTGACCCGAGCATCAATGTCCTGATCGTGCAGCCTCGGACGGCGGTGTATAAGATTCCGTATCGTGAGCGCTGATGGATGATGCGATCCTGCTGTTCGGCGCTCAGCCACAGCCGCCGCCGATTCCGACGCGACACGAAATCCTCAGCGCCCCGTGGCTGTTTCAGGGTGTGACGGTGGTCACGGCCCAATACGGCCGCCTCCCGTGGTTCGACATCTTCATCGGCAGTTTGCAACCCCTCGATCGCCAATCGGTCTACCGCACGCTCGATGCGGTCGGTTCCAAGTGCCTCGGCACCGCCATCAGTTATGCGTATCTCGAGCCGGGGCAGCCCTACAACGACCTCCCTGGTCGGGACTTCACGGCGAACCTGCCGATGTTCTGCGATCTGCTCTGGGAGATCATCAGGGCGGGCAAGTTTCCCTACGTGTTCCTCGCGGGGGACGGACAGAGCAACCCGAACGGCGGGTATAACGACCCTGTCGGTCACACGCTCGGCTATCAGTGGCTCATGACGAACCTGCCGCGGATCTTGGCGGCGTTTGATGTGGCTGGCTTGCGGAAGCGGATCGTCTGCGTGCCGGGGTTTGACGGCGTGTTCTACGGCTGGCAGCCGGAACAGGTCAAGGCGTTCGGGCAGTTGTTCCGTTCGCTCTGGCCGGATGGCTATTTGGTCATCGAGCACAACACGGGGCACATTCCCTGCGGGGAAGGTGGGGCCGATTACGCTCCAGGCGGGCTGATGCGAACGTTCGACGGCGTGCTCTCAGAGTTCGACTGGCCCATCGGCCAAGATTCGACGTGGCAGATCGTGGCGCGGCTCGTCTCGCCCTATCATCGGCCGCCCGATCAGCCGACGTGGGACGATCCGCATGCGCCGTTTTATCTGGCGCCGGGCACTGACCGGGGGCCATATGTGTATCGGGCGTTTGAATTTGAACTTTACCGTTGGGTGAGAGACATGGTCAGTCTGAAGGACATCGAGGCCACGCGGGCGTATCTGGTGCGGCTCGGGGCCGCGGTGACAGGATGATGACACGACGATTCATGGCGCTCACAGTGATTGTGCTGGTCTTGCTCTCCTTGCGGGTGCAGTCGCAGACTCCGGCCGTGGTCTCAATCAACGTCGTGATTCTCCAGTCACCGACCTATCCACAGCCACAGTCTGCCACGACGATCCGAGACATCTGGCAGCGGCAGACGGACGCCTTCCAAGGCTTCTCGTATCGCACCGTCACCTTCAGCAATCAGGTGCTCGGCCCCTTCACCGTGACTGATGCGAGCCTGACGAGTTGCGATCGGGCCAGCATGAAGGCACAAATCGGACCGATTCCGGCTGCGACCAAGACCATGTATGTGATGCCGATCGCGGTCATTCCCGGCGCCGGCACGAGCAACACCAATCCAGCGGGCATCGTGTGTGACCGCTTCGGCTCGCTCGTGCTCGGCAATGAGGCGTGGGGGCTGTCCGGCAAGTTTGGCTGGTCCTTGGGCGGAATGCTCGGCCTCAATCGCGCCTATGCGGAAGAATGCTCGCGTAACACGACCTGTCAGATCGTCACGCCGGAGGGGCATACTGGCGATAAATTTGACGTGCTGGCCACGGGGCCGGGGATGAACGCGCTGGAGCGCGTGCGCCTCGGCTGGCTACCAACGCCCGCGGTGACGATGGTCACACAACCGGGCACGTATCCCCTGACGGCACTGGAGATGCCGTTGGACGGCTCGCCGCGCGTGCTCCAGGTGCCGCGCTCATCCACGCTCGTCTTCGGGACGCCGTATGTGACGTATTGGTTTGTCGAGCTCCGCCAAGTGACGACGACGACGAAAACGGCGGGCACGGTCACGGCGACGATGGTGACGCTCCATCGACCCTACTACGGGTCTGGGTTCGGGGCAGGGCCGACCGTGCTGGAAGATGTCGATCCGATGTCCACGACGACGCATGAGACGGTCGATTGGGTGCTCGATTCGGGGCAAGTCTTCATCGATCCGTATACCGGCGTGAGCATCAAGACGACCGCGATCACCGATGTCAGCCACGCGACGATCGAAGTGCTGTTCAATCAGCCGATTCCGGTCCCGCCGCCGATCATCTCGGGGACGAAACGAGTCCGTCGATGATGACAGGCTGAGGCGATGGATGAGGACCGACCAACGACGGCGCTGGACATCAGCATCTCTGCGCGAGTGGCGGAAATTCATCATCTGGAACATCTGAACGAGGCGGCGATCGGGAAGCTGCGGGAAGAACTGGCGGATTTGATTATGCAGCGGTGGGGCTTGCGGCACATTGAAATCTCGATTGCGGTGAAGCGCCGATGACGCCGCCTGAATGTCCCTTCTGTGGGAATACCAACGCCTCACAAATCGAGTCAGATGGGGTGTTCTGCTGGTGCTCCTGTTGTTCCCGCTTTTGGGGCGTGGACCGGCCCATCGTGAAGCCCGCCGATCGCGAGCAGGCGAGACGGCGCTGGAACGACCCGACCGAAAAGACGAAGCCTGGCGGGCGATCGTAAGGTCGTTATTTCAACCACAACGTAAAGGTCGGGAAGATCGGCGGATACCAGCGGCACAGAAACCAGCGCGACTCAATCAACACGCCGCGCCGTTGATAACGTCGCTCATAACTAAACCGGGTCACTCTCATCTCATCTCCTTGAGCGCTGACGCACCGATACGATGCTACGCTGACCGCAGCAACGCCCAAACTCCCGAGCAGATCGACGCCGAAGTGCAAGCCGAGCAGGATCGTCGCGCTCGCCATCAGCAGATTGATGGGGAGCAGGATCGCAAACAGCCACCAATGCCGGCGCACACTCCAGGTGAACAGCCACGCCCACAGCACATGGAGCGAGGGGAACGAAATCAGCCCTTGGAGACTGCCGAAGCTGAGTCGCTGAATCGGCAGGCCCGCGCCGAGCCGCGGCAACAGATCCGCGATCAGGTCGTGGTTGTAATAGGCGGCCGGGGCGCCTGCCGGCCAGATCGCGAACACGGCCACGCAGAGGAAGACACACACCGTGGCGTGCCAGACAAGCTCCCACATGGCTTTGGTGTCCTTCAGGAGCAAGCCGAGGAGGGCGGGTAAGGCGAGCATTTGCACATTTACTTGGAAATAGCCGAAGGCGAGCCATTCCACGAATCGGGGTGACTGCGCGATCCAGTGCGTCAGGCGTGGCACGTCGAAGCCGAGCAGCCGATCCCATGCGGCCAGGTCGATGGGCGGGCGCCCGAAGCTCACGACGACGTATTGGGCCGGGGCCGCGATGACGTTCCCCACCAGCAGCAGTGTCATCGCTAAAGCCAATTCCGCGAGGCGGCGATCAAAGGCACTGCGGCTCGGGAAGGTGACGAGATAGAGCCACGGCACGAGGAACACCAGGATCATGATCCACCAGTGCTGAACGGCGAAGGGATGAAAGCCGATGCGCGGCCAGAAGGGGAGCGTCACGACGGCGGCGAGTCCTTGCAGACCGAGCAGAGACAGGCTGACCCGCTGCACGCCGCCCCATCGCAAATTCTTTTCCATACACGTAAAAATATACTTGACAGCGCCGGAATGCAAGTATAATCTTAGTCCCGTGAGCACGAAATCAGACAGCCTGCTACGGAATATCCGCCGCGCCCGCACTCTGAGCCAGTCTGAACTGGCGCAGTTGGTGGGCGTCAGCCAGAAGACGATCAGTGCTGCCGAATGTGGGCGGTTGCATCTGAAGCCGACGACGCAGACGCGCATTGCCACGATCCTCGGCGTGTCGCGAGAGGATCTGTTTCCCTCAGTTGAGGTGCCATCATGAGTGCGAAGTCCATCACAGTCGCAGAGATCATCAAGTGGATGCGTCGGTCGAACGACGAGGGCATCGTCTACGACCCGATGACCGGCAATCATGACACGCTCTGTGTCGTGCTGCGCCGCAAGGGCGCGACGGCCCAACAAGCGGCGAAGGCCGCGCGGCGTCTCGGATGGGCCAGCGAGTTTGTTGAGGACTGGAATCACGCGCTCGTCTCGGAGTCGCGCGCATGACCGGCCTGATCGGCTTCTTGGCCGTTATTGGCGTGCTGGTGACGGGCCTCGTCGTTGGCGTGCTGATCGGCCTCTCTGGAAAGCCATCATGACTTTTGGTGAAGCGCTGAAGAAGTTGGACATCGAGGATTACGAGCAGCGCATTGTGAATAGTAATTCTCACGGCGAAATGTTTCATCTGCTCGACTACATTGCGATGGCCGAGCACGGCATGGGCGATGGGGGCTGGTTCAGGACGTGGTTTATTGAGGTGGTGAAGTGGGCAGAGACGCACTGGAAGCGGCCGGAATCAGTGTTTCAACATATGCCTAAAATCATTGCCGAGATGATGCGATGAATACGACCAAGCCCCCACTGGTCTTTCCGCCCGTGATGATCACGACTTTGGCCGACGAAGGAAGGCACACGATGCCCGCAGAAGCGACAACCGTGGGCGATCAGTTACGCGCGTCGCTCCTCCAGTCACGGCTCGTGCCGGTTCTGGCTCTCGTCGGTGCGCTCGTGCGACATGAATTTCAGGGCGAGCCGCTTTCTCCCATCGTGAAAGATGTCGCGGTCGCGTGGGGCACGGTGGCGACGAGCTTGCTCGATGATTCAGCCATCAGCGCGATGGAGCGGCAGACCATCACGGCGGCAGCCAAGCGGTTTCTTGAAGCCTGTGCAGGAGTGCAGCAATCATGAGAATTACACCACAGATGATGCGGGACGAAGAGCGAGCGCGGACGTTGGCGCGCTACGACAAGATCATCAGCCATTTGATGAACGCGCTGGATCTGATCCGTCGCGAAGCTGAAAATCGTTCTGGGAGCACCACCTACATCTTGGGCGTCGCCGTTCAATCAATGGCCGATTGTAACGCGCAGCGCGAGCGCAACAGCGACGGCTATCTCGTCGTCAAGAAGGAAGGTGCCCAATGACACACATCATCGTTCAACAGCGAATCGGTGAGTTCTCGATGCCGGAATGCACCATCGACATGTTCGAGGCGGGCATTCTGACCATCTCCAGCACGCGCACGGGCGAGATCGTGCAGACGTGCTATCCCGGCGAGTGGGAATCGGCCACGGTCTACGACGAGAAGGGCTATCCCGTGTTCGGGTTCACGTCGGAGGCGGTGCAGGCCCGTGGCCGTGCAGCGCTGGCGCTGGTGGTGTCCCGATGACGAACGCACTTGCGGAACGGCCGGCAACGACCGGCCTTTCTCGGGACCAAGTTGAACTGATCAAGCGCACGATCGCCAAGGGCGCCAGCGATGACGAACTTGCGCTGTTCGTCCAGCAGTGCAATCGCACGGGCCTCGATCCGTTCGCCCGTCAGATTTACGCCGTGAAGCGCTGGAGTTCGATCGACAAGCGCGAAGTGATGGCGGTTCAAGTCTCCATTGACGGATTCCGGCTCGTGGCACAGCGTTCCGGCGAGTATCAGGGACAGACTCCGCCGCAATGGTGTGACAGCGACGGAAATTGGGCCGATGTATGGCTTGACGGGAGACCTCCTGCTGCGGCGCGTGTGGGTGTTTGGCGAAAAGACTTCAGGGATCCTGCCTGGGGTGTCGCTCGGTTTGCCGCTTACGCTCAGACAAAGGACGGCAAGTTGACCTCGATGTGGGCCAAAATGCCGGACGTGATGATCGCCAAGTGCGCGGAAGCGTTGGCGCTCCGCAAGGCGTTCCCGCAGGAGCTCTCAGGGCTGTATACGGCCGATGAGATGGGACAAGCCGAGAACGCGGCGCCGGTTATTCGCGTTGAGGCACCAACTGAACACGTCGATACCGTGACGGGCGAAGTCACTGAAGCGCCGAAGCCAGGCGGGTATGACGACTGGCTCAAGGACTTGGAGGCAGCCGCTGGTCAAGGCGTGGAAGTCTTGCGCGAAGCGTGGAAGATGTCCCCGGAGAGACTTCGCAAAGCCACGGACAAGGCGGTCATCAAGGCGCTTAAGGATCGAGCGGAACTGGTGCCGACGACGCCCGTTGTCACAGAAAGCGAGTTGCCATGATCGCTCTGACCACGACTCAGCGCGATCCGGCGTGGCACGCAGCGAGGCTCGGCCGGCTGACGGGCTCGCGGGCGGGCGATATGCTGGCGACGATCAAGACAGGCGAGGCCGCGGCCCGCAGGGACTACCGGCTGCAACTGGTGTGCGAACGGCTCACGGGACAGCCCCAGGAAGACGCCTACGTCAACGCCGCGATGCAGCGGGGCATCGACAAGGAAGAGGACGCCTTTGCCGCCTACGAAGCCCTGACGGGCCGTTTCGCGTCTCCTGTGGGCTTCCTGGCGCATGACTCACTGATGGCGGGCTGTTCACCGGATGGCGAGGTAGACGGCTACAAGGGCATCCTTGAGTTGAAATGCCCGAAGTCGGCTACGCATCTGGGCTACCTGCGCTCCAGGGCGGTGCCGAGCACGTATCGTCCGCAGATTCTCCACAACCTGTGGATTACCGGGGCGCAGTGGTGCGACTTCCTGAGCTTCGATGACCGATTCCCTCCCGAGCTGCAAGTGTTCTACGCGAGAGTCGAGCGGAACGAGGCCGAGATTGAGGCTTACGCGGCGAAAGCGCTGGCCTTCCTGTCGGAGTGCGATGCCGAACTTGAGGCCGTGCGGATGATGATGGGTGTGCCGGCGTGAGTGCAATTCCGGTGTTCCATGCGCGCATCAGCCAGGACGGACGGGTTGAACTGGCCGAGCAGGAAAAGCCGATGCGGACCTCGTATCTGCGATCACTGGCAGGGCAAGAGGTGGAATTTACGATCCGCAAGGCCAAGAAGGAGCGCAGCCCGAGAGCCCATCGCTACTACTTCGGCGTGATCGTGCCGATGCTGGCCGAGCACTGCGGCTATGAGAAGGACGAGATGCACGAACTGTTGGCATTCAAGTTTCTGCGGACGGAGGACGATCCGATCACGGGTTCGCCGCGCCGCAAGCATCTGCCAGAGACGGACTCCAAGGAGTTCACCGATTATATCGATTCGTGCATTCGTCTCGGCGCTGAACTTGGCGTCGTGATTCCAGAACCAGGAGAGGTGGCAGCGTGAGAGTTTCACAGATTGCCCGCGCGATTCAGGCGCTCGAAGCCAAAAAGCAGTCGATTGAATCGGCGCGACTGCTCGACCTGAGTGGGCTGGAACTGGCGATTTCAGAATTGCGGAAGATCCAGAAGCCCAAAGCCGCCAAGCGTTCGGCCAAAGGGCCGAAGCCGGAAGCGGTGGCGTAATGCGTCGTCTGCCTCTGCCCACGCATTGCAAAGCGGGCCATCCGTTCGATGCCGCGAACACGAGCTGGAAAACCGACTGGCGCCGGTGTCAGGTGCGCCGGATCTGTGTGAAGTGTCACGACCGCCATCACGCGGCATGGAAGCAGCGACGAAAGGCGGCAGCATGAGTATTCGTGATCTGCCGACCTTGGCTGAGATGCAGGCGCAGCGGCGGGCCACGCCGAAGCATGCGCTCGTGACGCGGCTCGAGCAAAAGGCCGATAAGCAGAAAGCCGATACCAAGGCGATGCTGGCGTTCAGAGCTGCGGTGTTTAAGCGCGATGGCGGGAAATGTCGCATCTGTCACAAGAAGGTCGTTCGCACGCTCGCGCTGGTAGCGAACCGCGCCGAAGCGCATCACAAAAGAGGCCGCCGCGTGGCCCCAGAGGACCGCTATAATGTGGCCACCGCACTGTTGACATGTGCGAAGTGCCATCAGGCGATCCACATGGGACGAATCGAGGTGCCGAAGTGAGATGGCTGCTGCGCTGGTGGCGTCGTCGGCAGGTGCGCCAAGAGATGACCCGGATTGAAGCGCTGCGCGCGCTCGGCATTAAGTGAGGCTGACGATGGCACATAACGACCTGATGTTCACCGAGATCGACATCCAGATCGCCACGAACCGGATCACGTTTGTCGGGGCGTTTACCTTGCCCGATGTGCAGCCGATGATCAACCAATGGTTCGATGCGCTCAACCCGGACACGACGGCGATCGAGGCACGGCTCGCGGACCTCATCGCCAAAGCGCAAGCACATGGCGTCTCATTGGATGCCAATATCACCAAGATCGACAATGCCGTCGATGCGGGTTCCCCGTCCACGTAAACAGAGGAGATTCGACAATGGCGAATGTGAACGACTATCTCAATCAGCTCAACGCCCTGCTCACCGCTGAGACAGCCAAGATCGCGCAGGAGTCCACACTCGAGGACTCGATCATCGCGCTGATCACGGCCACGAAGGCGGCGAATGATGCGCTACAAGCGCAAGTGATCGCGCTAACGCCAGACCCGGCCGTGCAGGATCAGATCAACGCGCTGTTTGCGGCCAACGATCAGGCGCTTGATGCGAACGTGGCGAAGCTGACGGCGGCAGTCCCGGCGGGCACGCCAGCCGAACCGACCGCCCGCAAGAAGTAGCAGTTTGCCAAGGCTGCGGCGTGGAAGGACACGCAGGCAATGATTGGGGTTTCGGTAACAATGCGGCGAGATCGATGGTTTATTCGACAGCTACCAAGCCGCTAACGCCAAATTCCCTGCGCCTCTGCTGAAAAACCAAGTGGGCCTGGAGCCGTCACCATTCGGCTGTGAAGGGCGCAGAGACAAACCGAAGCCGGTATCAAGCCCGGTCAGTCTTGGCAATAGTTTGAGTGTGGGGCATCGTTCACGGCGGCAGTCGTGGGCGACTGGTGCATCAGGGGCTGAATTGACAGCCTGCCCCTCCATTTTTTGAGATCCGTGACAATGCCACCGCCTGAACCGCGCCGCCCGATCACCGCTGCGGACATCCGCGTGATCCGCCCGCCGCGCGTGTGGAAAGAGAAAGATTTGTCGCGCACTGGGGACGATGGGCGGACGCCACCGATCGCCTTACCGCAGCCACCGACTGAGATCACTCGTTGACACCGTATTACCAGCAAGACGGCATGACCATATTTTTGGGCGATTGCCGCGAGGTGATCGACCAATGGGAAGGGCTGCGGACGCAATCCTTCGACCTCTTGCTGACGGATCCGCCGTATGGAATTTTAGCCGAGACTGGTTCGGCTGCGACTCGTCGCAGTGGAGGCAACACCAACAACGGCCACATGGAATGGGATATTGCCCCAAGTCCTGAAACCATCCAGCGGTTACGGACCATTTCGCGGGCCCAGATGATCTGGGGCGGTTGTCATCTTTGCTTGCCTCCAACGTTTGGATATTTGGTTTGGGACAAGCAGATTGACGGCCTGAACTTCGGGGAGTGCGAGATGTGCTGGACCTCGCTCCGGTTCGCCCCTCGAATTTTTCGTTTCCGGGCGGTCGGTGTCGATGGCGGCAAGCAGCATCCGACCCAGAAGCCAGAGGCACTGATACGATGGGCGCTGCTCCAAGCCCCGGAGAGCGTCAAGACGGTGCTGGACCCCTTCATGGGTAGCGGGACCACGCTCGTGGCCTGTAAGCGTCTGGGGCGGTCCTGTGTGGGCATTGAGCGCGAGGAACGGTATTGCGAGATTGCCGCGCGACGATTGCAGCAGGGCGCTCTGACGGCGATGTATGACGTTAAGCCAGAAGCCGCCGCTGCCGCCCTCCAGGCCCACCAGCGCGACGCCGGGCATCAGCGGGAGCGAGAGGAGCCACGATGAACGAAGACGCGCCACAGGCCAACGTCGCGCTTGTGGACGGGCATCTCGTGAAGGGGTTGTTTCGGCGCTGGCCGCATCTATGCCCGACCCATGATTGTCAAATCAAGAGATGGATGGTCGAGCAGAAGTGGCGACGCCGCGCGAAAGTGGTTCAAGCGCAATACCGAACTGCGCGATCTGGGCGTGGTTGAACGCGAAGGCGGAGCGATGAAATAGTCGCTCTTTCTGCTTGCCTTGTAACGCTAGTTCTGTTACCGTAACGCCCTCCTGTGTATAACAAGCTGTTCACCAAAATTCTTGACTCTTCGATCTGGTTGGAGTCCACGCCGACTCGGATCGTATGGCTGACGTTCATCGCGGTGATGGACGAGGACGGGTTTGCGGCCTTCGCCTCAGTCGGCAACGTCGCGCACCGCGCTCGAGTCACACTCGAAGAGGCCGCGGCAGCAATTGCCCTACTGGAAGGACCGGATCCAGATTCCGGCGATCCCGATAATCAAGGAAAACGCCTTGAAAGAGTGCCAGGCGGCTGGATGGTGCTCAACGCCAAGAAGCATCGAGACATGGTCACGCGGGTCGTGATTCAGGAGCAAACCAGAGAGCGGGTGAGGCGTCACCGAGAGTTGAAACGCAATAGTAACGGTAGTGAAACGCATCAACCGTTACCCTGTAACGCACCTGTAACGCCATCAGAATCAGAATCAGACACAGAAACAAAAGCAAGATCAGAAGCACGAAAAGAAAAGATATCGTCGCGGAAGACCGCGACTCACCCCAGCGCTGACGCGCTCGGGGAGCGCTTCGTCAGATTTTGGAATGCCTACCCGAACAAAAAAGGCAAAAGCGCAGCATTTAAGGCGTGGCAGAAGCTCCGTCCGACCGATGCGCTCACCGACATCATCATCGCGGCCATCGAGCAACAGAAGACGTGGCAGACCTGGCGCAAAGACAGCGGGCAGTTTGTCCCGCACCCGGCATCGTGGCTGAATAAAGGTGCGTGGGAAGACGAGCCCTACGCGGAGACGATGGTCGCGTATGAGAACCGACCTCCGCAGCGTCATAGCCTCTGTCCTCATACGCCCCAATGCGAGCGTCAAACCGAGTGCACGCGCAAGACGATCAACGACGGCCGCCGCGCTCGCGGAGTGCCGCTGCTGGAGGCGGAACATTAACCATTGACTCTGATGTGTGGCTGTGTAGAATAGGCGTATGACTCTCGCAGACGAAATTGCTTCAGCGTTGAATCGTTGCAGCGCCGAGAATGCGTCCAACACGCCGGATTTCATTCTGGCGCAATTCCTGATGGGGTGTCTGCTGGCGTGGAACCAAGGCGTGCAGCAGCGTGAGACGTGGTATGGGCGCGACGCTCGTCCATCGGGCGGCAGTAATCCTGATCCTATTGCGCCCTCATCATGAGACGCCTTCAAATTTTTGTCACTGAGCCACAAATCAAGGCTCTGAAGCAGCAAGCTAAGGGCGCTGGCCTCTCGGTGGCGGAGTTGATTCGACGGGCCATTGATGCGGTCTATCCCGCCCAGAAGGCGAGTGCGTGAGATGGCGTATGACCTTGTGCCGTCATCGGACCTGACGCTCATTTTTGAACGTGAGGAGGTGCGAGAGGCATTGGCGGGTCATTGCGCCAAGTCACATGACGACGAGGGCGTTCAGCGCTGCGAGTATTGCCTGCGTCTCATCGTGATTCTGGGGCAAGCGATTGTCGAATGGCTGGCGATTGTGGACCAAGACCGCGCTGGACGGATGCAATCATGAGAAGTTGGACGCCGGCCGACGTGCTCTCCAAATGCGGTGCGTGCGGTCACGACATCCTTAAAGGCGAGTTGTATCAGCTAGTTCGCGTGCCGAAACTTGGCGCGAAGGGCTGGATCGCCGGTGTGGTGCGGAAGCGGTGCCGGGCTTGTTCCGATGACTCGCCCGAGCTCCAGCGGGACGTGAGCACGATCCAGGCGCCGCTTGGGATCGACTTCACGCAACTCGGCAAGATCGACAAGCCGAACTTGAAAGACTGGAAGCAATTAATCGCAGGGAGAGAGGCTGAACCATGAAAGCGCAGCATTTCGCCTCACTGGAAGCCAAGATTCAGGAATGGGCTGATACGGTGTCGTCGGCCGATGGTCCTTCCCTGTATTGGGGCGATCGGACAGTCGAGTTAATGACTTCGGCGGCGGCAGCGGTGGTCGATGCGTGCGAAGAATCGCAGGCCTATGCGCTCCGCGAAGGTTTGTTCAAAGACGTGGCATGAGAACCGGAGGCGCCAAGAAGCGCCGAGCCACTAACGAAGCTGACCATTTGATCGCGCGTGGCTTCGATGGCCTGTATCATCCCGATCCCGTGATGGAATGCGGGTGTTTCGTGAGCGACTTGTATCCCTGCGGCGAGCGGCCCAAGGAGTGTCGGCCTGGTCATCAGCGCGAGGTGAACGGCGTGCTTGGGATTTTCAAGTGACGGCGACATGAGACGGGCGGCTCGCGTGGACGGCAATCACGCCGACATCGTCAAGGCGCTGCGGCGTATCGGGGCGTCCGTATGTGACGCGTCCAGCCTGGGGCATGGCGCTCCTGACCTTCTAGTGGCCTTCCAGGGCACGAACTACCTGATGGAGATCAAGACTGCCCGAGGGAAGCAGAACGCGGCGCAGAAAGCCTTCCAAGGGGCGTGGCGAGGCCATTACGCAGTCGTGCATTCCGTGGACGAAGCGTTTCACATTTTGGGGTTGCGATGACCGAGACCGACCGCGCGAGGCAGGAACCGCCGTCGATGGCTGACGCCGCCGAAATGCTCTGGGTCGTGCTGGCGAGCGTTAGCGGCGGGGATTGGACGAAGCAGTCCGTGGAATGGCAAGAAGCAGCGGCTCGCTGGCGGGATTACTATTTCGCGGCGCTTACGGCGTCGTCTGTTCCTCCAGTGCGAGAAGCCGCCACGCCCGCCGAGCTGCAGAAACTTGCTACCGAGCAAGAAATTATTGCTCCCGCGCCCCGCGCAGACGTCGACGCCGTGCCCCGCGAAGAGTTCATTGCCGAAGTGAAGGATAAATTCGGGGTGGTGTTCAACGGTTGTCAGGGGACGCCGTTACAGCGAGCCACATCGCGTGCTCAGTGCGAGCAGTTCCTCATCGAGTTGTTTGATCGCGCCCTCGCCGCCGCCGTGCAGGCCCGACAACTCGCCGAAGATTTCGCCGCCCAGGCCGAGATGCACGCGAACGACTTGCTCCAGCAGTTGAATGCCGCCGTGCAGGCCCAAGCAGATGCGCAACAGGCATGGTGCGCGTTTACCAAGACTCAAACCGATCAGCACGCCAAGGAGTTAGCCGCTGCACACCAAGCCCGAGCGGACACCGAACGCGAGTGGGACGCTAAGCAGGATGAACTCATTGCGATGGCGATGACTTACAAGCGACGGGCTGAGCATGCCGAGCAGGAACGGGACATCGTGACCGCACAACGGGATGAGCTCGCGGAAACAGAACAGCAACGCGCCGAACTCGATCAACGGCTTGCTGGCTATTCCGAGATGCGGAACGTGTGTATTAGCCAGCCTTTTGGCCCCTGGTTCCGCGCCGCGCTCGCGAGGATCGCGTAGAATGCCTGTGTTCTAAAACAGAACACTTTAGATATGGCGAAAGGCAAGAAGACAGGCGGACGCAAGCCAGGGAGCAAGAACAAGCTCACCGTGAGCGTCCGTGAGTCGATTATCGCGGTGTTTCACGGCTTGGGCGGCATTCCAGCGATGCAATCGTGGGCGAAAGCCAATGAAACCGCGTATTACAACATCCTCGCCCGCCTGATTCCACAAGAGCACAGCGGGCCTGAAGGCGGCCCGATTCCCATCGCTGTGCACGACCATTTCAATTCCGGCCCGCCGACTGAAAAAGTCTAATGGAACGCACCGGGGACGGCTATCGTCTCTCAACGGGCAAGGAGTTCTACGCCAACCTAGGGCTGTTGAGCGTCCATCCCGCCGACCCGATGGTCTGCTCCGAAGGCTACGACGGTGGCGTGGCGGAATCTCAGGTGCGTGAGGAGTGGGAAGACGACGCCGAATCGGCCGAGAAGTTCACGCCTGCTGAGCGGCGCGAGATCGCCGAGTTCATGATCGCGCTGTGGCAGCGCTTCGGCGGGATCGCTTGACCGAAGTCCACGTCTACTGGACGGGTCGCATCTCCGAGTTCATGCACGATGACACGCCTGAGATCGACCTCGAAGGCGCCCTGTCTTGCGGCAAAACGACGGCGTGCCTGACGAAGGTCTGGCGCAGCCTGCGGAAGTATCCGGGGATTCACTGGTGGATCGGGCGTTTTGGCGATGGCGACACGCAGACCAAGATCCGGCCCGCGTTCGAGGCCATCTGCCAGCAACGGGGCGGCGTGCCGACCTGGGACGCGAAGGAGTTGGCGTATCACTTCCCGAACCAGAGCAAGTGCTATTGCTACGGGCTGAAATCGCCCGATGCGATGAGCCGCTACAGCAAGATCCGCGGCATGGGTGTGGCGGGCATCTACCTCGATCAGACCGAAGAACTGCCCGAGGACTTCTCGCTCGAGCTGCGCGCCCGCTTGCGGCAACCTGGCTTCCCGCATCAGCTCATTTTCAGCCCCAACCCCCCGAACGTGACCCACTGGCTCGCACAACAGTTCCCGACCGACAACCGCATTCCCGGCCGGAAGTATTACGCCATTTCGGTGCATGACAACGCGCACAACCTACCTATTGAGCTGGTGGACTCGCTGTTGCGCGCGTATCCGCCCGAGCACGCCAAGCATCGGAGCGTCATTCTCGGGCAGCGCGGCGTGAATGTTTCCGGGGTGCCGGTCTACAAGGGCCATTTCGTGCGCCAAGCGCATATCGGGACGGTGCGCTACGACCCGCAGGCGCCCCTCCTGCTGGCGATCGACTTCGGGAAGCATCATCCGTGTGCTGTGGTGTGTCAGCAGCCGTACAGCGGCGGCCTGCACGTCCTAGGGGGCATTCTGGGGCAGGACGTGTTCCTCGATGACTTCCTGCCCATCGTGAAGCAGCAGCTCGTGCAGTGGTTCCCGACCATTGCCGGCGTGCAGGTGTGCTGTGACCCGGCCGGGAGCCATCAGAACAGCCAAGGCACGCGGTTCAATGGCGTGGACATCCTGCGGCGCTTTGGGTATGAGCCGTCGTGGCGGATGAATGCGAACGCGCCGGACGTGCGCGCCGGCACCATCGAGGCCATTGCCGCGCATATGCGACGGCGCACGGCGCAAGGGGCGGAAGCCTTCATGGTGGAAGCGGATCCCGATCGGTGGATCCGCGTGAGTCTCGATGGGCCGGTGGTCGAGCCGTTTCTCGTGGATGCGCTCGAGGCGGGCTATGTGTGGGACGAGCACATGGTGAGCGTGGGCAACAAGCAGATTCGCAAGCCGAAGAAAGACGGCTGGTTTGAGCACGGCATGAACTGCCTTGAATACTTGGAACTCACGTATGGCGCCGATAAGCAGACCAAAGAGCAGGAAGAGGCGGAAAAAAAGCGGCGGCCGGTGATGCCACCTGTTACAATGCCCACGCACTGGAGCGCGATGTGATCGGATCTGTGGTGGCAGGCGGCGCCTTACCGATGCCGCCCCTCGGCTTGCCCTGTCGGCGCACGCTGCGCGCCTCAAGACAGACCTGTCCAGCACACGTAGCCCTCAGCGAGAACGGCGAATTGGTTTGGTGCATGCTCGGGCAGGAGATCACAGGGGCAGCAAGTCATGGAGTGCGGGCGATGCGGTCTCGGGTGACGGGCTGGTGGGTCGTGAATGAGCCGCGCTGGACGGGAAATCGGTGGGTGCGGCCGCATGGCTGATCCAGACGAACTCACCGCGCACGACCGCTCCACCTCGCCGCTGACCGGCGATCTCAAGAAGACGCACGACCGCGCGCTCGGTTGGTTCAGCATTTCCGCCTCGCATTTCGACAAGCAGCGCAAGCGCGAAATGGTCGCGCTGAAGTTCATCGACTTCAACGAGCAGTGGGATCCAGCGGTCAAGGCGCAGCGCCAAGGGCAGCAAGCGGTCGGGGGTTTGCCCCCCACGCCGCCGAAGCCGACGATTACCGTGAACCAGTTGCGCGGGCCGGCGCAGCAGATCGCCAATGTTCGGCGCCAGGCACGGCTCGCGCTGAAGTTTGCGCCGAAGGGCGGCGGGGCGTCACAAGATGTCGCCGAAGCCTATGAGGACATCGCGCGGGGCATTCAAGCCGAGTCAAGAGCCAGTATTGCGCGCAATTGGGCGGCGGATCGCTCCGATAAGGCGGGCCTCGGCTGGTATCGCATCGATACCGAATATTGCCTCGATGATCCGAGCGACGATGAAGCCGCGGCGAATGACCTCAACATCGTCTATCGGCGCATTCTGAACGGCGCGAGCGTCTATCCTGACCCGTTCGCGCAAGAGCCAGACTTTTCGGACGGCAAGCGGCTGTTTATCACGGAGGATTTACCCGTCGCGCAGTATCAGGACCAGTATCCCGACTCGGAGTTGGCCGATTTCGACTCGGCGCAACTCACGGCCATTGGTGACAAGCGCGCGGCGGATTGGATCTTCACGGTGGATCAGGGCGACGACACGCAAGGGCAGACGATTCGCATCGCCGAGTGTTGGGAAGTGCGGGAGACGGTCGAACAGAAGGATTTCGGGGACGGCAAGCAGCGTCCGGTGCGTTCGCGCAAGGTCTGGTGGTCGAAGCTCAACGCGATTGAGTATCTGGAGAAGCCCCGCGATGTGAGCGATACGTATGGCGCGTATATCCCCATCGTGCCGACGGTCGCGGACGAGAGTTACATCGACGGCGATCACCGCTGGACGGGGATCGTCGAGCCGGCGATGGAAAGCGCGGTCGCGTATAACGTGATGCGCTCGGCGCTCATCAAGTCGATCGCGCTCGCATCCAGTGCGCCGTATATCGGCTATTACGAGACGATTGAGCCCTTTCTGGCGTGGTGGAATCAGTCATCGGTGCGTGATTTTCCGATGCTCCCCGTGAAGGCGGTCAAGGATCCCTCAACGGGAGCGTTTCTCCCACTGCCGCAGCGCAACAACGTCCAGCCGGATATTTCCGCAATGGCGACGGCGATCGCGATGGCGAAAGACGATGTGCATACCACGTCGGGCGTGCCGCCCGTCGCGCTCGGGCAGCTCGACCCGCACGATCGCAGCGGGAAGGCGATCGAGAACTTGCAGCGGCAGTCAGAACTCGGCACCAGCGGCTATCTCGACAACATGGTGTCCATTTCGATTCCCTATGAGGGGAAGGTGCTCCGCGCCATGATTCCGCGCGTGTTCGATCGGCCGGGGCGGATCATTCCGGCGATGGGCGTCGAAGAACAACAGCGGTTGATCATGGTCAACTGGCCGTATACGACTGGGCCGGATGGCACACCGCTCCAGGTGCCAGGCTGGCAGCCAGGGATGCCCGTCCCGAAGACGATCCAGGGGCCGAAGGGACCGCTGCCGGTGCTCTATATCGATTTGAAGCGGGGCGAATACTCGATCCAGCCGGAAGTCGGGAAGGGCTACAACACGCGGCGGGAGGAAGCCTCGGATGCGATCGGGAACGTGATGAAAGTCGTGCCGCCCGAGATGGCGGCGGCGATGGCGCCCGCGTGGCTCGAGGAGCAGGACTATCCGGGGGCGAAGAAGATCGCCAAGATTGCGAAGAATGCGCTCCCGCCGCAGTTGCAGCAGGCGTATCGGGATGATACCGACGCCTCGGAGATTCCGCCTGAAGTGCAAGCGCAGTTACAGCAATTACAGGCACAGTTGCAGCAGGCGATGCAGGCGATTCAGACCGATCAGGCGAAGCAGCAGGCCACGATTGCGAAGGCGAAGATTGATTCAGAAGTGACGATCGAGAAGGCGCGGATTGAGGCGCAGACACGAAAAGAAGTCGCGCTGATCAACGCCCAAGCGGGCATCGCGGAAGCCGATATCAAGTCGGGCGATGCGGACAAGGATCGGCGGCTCGCGGCGGTGGAACTCTACATCACGGCGGACAAAGAAGCACGGCTGGAGCGGGAAATGCGCCAGCATGAGCAGGTGCAGGGGACCATCGACCGCGCGCATGAGGTCGGATTGACGGCGATGGAACAGGCGCACGAGAAGGACCTCGAAGCGCAGAAGCACGAGCAGACAATGGCCCAGACTGAGCAAGCCGCAGCGCTGGCGCCAGAGCCCGCGGAGAGCACGGAATGAGGGTGCAGTTATCTGTGAGCGAGGCGGAGCGTCTCCGCCGGCCCGTGAACGGGCGTGGAGGTTTTCAATCGCTCTTGCGACGGGTGCAGCGGTCGCTCACCACAGACCACATCATCGATGTCACCGATCAGGATTTCGGCCGACTCGTCCGTTACTTCTTTGAGTATGGGTATGGCGGATTCCAGTCGCGCACCCCGAGGCGCGTGATGCGAGGTCGGGTGGTCTTGGAGCGTCGTGCAGGACGGAGCCGGTCAGCGCCGGCCGTAGGGGGTAACAACCATGCCTCGTGATTTCGCTGGCGTGGCGGCGGATCTGGCGCCGGAACCAGCGACAGAGGGCGAGTGATGTATTATCCGCCCACGCCGCTCTGTGCCCATCCTCCCTTGGTGCTGGAATACGACGCCGAACGTGATGAACTCGTGTGTATCTGCGGGGCGAGGCTGTCGATCCAACGCCATCTGTGGCGGCGTGAAGTCACCGCGCATGATTGGCGGCCTGTTCCTGTGCCAGCGGAGCGCACGGAATGAATCGACGTGGTTTTCTCGGGACGATGCTGGCGAGTGTTGGGGCGCTCACGATTGATCCGGCGACGTTGCTGTGGAAGCCGACACCGGAACTGGCGCCCGTGGTGCCGACGAGCATCCTGACATTGGAGCAGATGACTCGGTATGTGGCCGAGCGTTTATCAGAGGGGTTTCATGGCGAACATGTCTCAGGTCATCTCATTGGGCAGGAAGGATTGACGCATCAGTTCACCGTCCATTTTCCGCCGCCCAAGACCATCGGCCAAGAAGGGCTGGCACCAGCGTATCTCGACCCCTCAGTGTTGGCGCTTGACCAGAAATTGAGAGCGATTCGACCCACACGGTTCGGATGTTTACCATGGCTGATGCGAGACGATCTCGATTGCCACGTCGTGATGCTGGCGGCGAGTGGTCTCTCAGTGCGCGGCATTCGAGGCGTCGTGCCGAATTTCCATGATGACAATGCGCCGCTCTTTGAGGAACTGATCCGATTCGATGTGTTGGTGGGGAATTAAGCCATGCCGAAGGATTTTGCTGGCGTTATGAAGGAGTTTAGGCTTGGAGATTTGCACAGCGGCTCAAAGCATGGTCCAGTCGTGTCGAGTCGCAAGCAGGCCGTCGCCATTGCGCTCAGCGAACAACGCCAGCAGGGCAAAGCCGTGCCGAAGCCGAAGGGGAAGCGATGAAAGTGCCGGATCGTGTCACGTTGCAGAAGCGGCGCAGCATCGTCATTGCGGATCTGCTTGCCAAGGCCGAAGCGGAAGACTGGCACGGCGTCGCGGATGCGGCGATGGATCTGCGCGAGATGGACGCTGTCTTAGCTGTGCCGCTGCCGTTTGAAGCCATCGTGCCGCAATGGCAGAAGGGCATCTGTGAACGCTGCCATCTCTGGCAATGGGTCGCCTATGCCATCACCTGGGACCAAGAACTCTGTTTAGCGTGCGGCACGGCAGCCATCGAGGCGTTATCGGTAGTGGTGTCGTCAAGCGAGATGCAAGATGCCTGAGGCCCGCTTACAGCGCACGCGCGAGGCGTATACCGTCTCCTTCGATGATGGCTGGACGCACTCGCCGAATCTGATGGATCTTGCGGGCGTGATGCTTCCAACAGGCGAGGTGCTGTGTGGGTGTGTCGTGACCGAGCATGGACAAATTCATTGGTGCGAGAAGCATCGACCGGGTGTATACTCCGTGACCAATAGCTAACCGAACTTTTGTCGCGCTAGGCTGGCCGGCCGAAGCCTCTCTGCCCCGAGAGGAACTTGCGCGATGACAAGGGCACACAAGAGCACGGGCGCTTGTGAGGACTGGATCCTTCCAGACTTCATCAGCGCCCGTTGCTTTTGTGGGCTCATACGAAAGGGCCATGACGCCAGAGACTGCTGACCTGACCACGCCAGAGACTGAACCGACTGACGCATCCGCGCCGGTTGTGGATACGTGGGCCGCCGATTCCGACTCGGTAGGCGATCATGCGGAGACTGACGCGCCTGAGGGTGAGAGCGCTCCAGCAGCAGATGCAACGGCTTCAGCGCCTGCTGCGGATCGGGGCGAGGATGGCAAGTTCAAGGCAAAAGGCAAAGGCAAGCCCCGCAGCGACCCGCAAGCCCGTGTCGAACAAGCCACCAGCCGGGAAGCCGCTGCCAAAGAGGAAGCCCGTCTCGCACGCCAGGAAGCCGCTGAGCTAAAAACGAGGCTCGAAGCCCTAGAGCGCCAGTCCCGACAGCCTGAGGCACCGAAACCCTCCGCGCCAGCCTCCTCAGAAAAGTTCACG